AAATGAGCCTGACTCCCGCCGAACGCCTAGACATGGAGCAGGCGCTGGCAATCCTGCACACTACCCTGCGCCGGGAGCGGGAGAAACGCCGCGCGTGGCAGGCGTGGGCATTGGTGCTCGAGATCCAAATGCGCAGGGAGGGGTGGACGCAGGAGGATCTTGACGACTTACCCACAGGAAGGCCAGAGTAACGGCATCCTGCAACTGCAGAGCGACACCTGCCGCTGGCTCCATGCCGGTGAGCACGGACCGGGGATGCTCGGTTGATGCAGTGGTGTGACAGCCGGAGAGACGGCACCAGACCCCGCCAAGGCTAGGCGCGCAAGCGTTCCTCAAACCGGCGGGGCTACTGCGGGGACGCCCGCTCGGGAACGCCGCCAAGAGTCCACAGGCGTGACAGCCGGAGAGACGGCACTCTTTATGACCGACGACCTGACGCCGCAAACGCAAGAGGAACTGCTCGACCTGGGGCTGACCGAGGACCAAGTTGACGAGGTGTGGGCGTGGCATGTTCGCCGGTCGCGGCAACTGGCGCAGACTGCCGGGGGCGTTGCGTTGGTGCGGATCCTGAGCCACCTGCTCGGGGGACACAACGACGGCAAAATATCGGTGCGGCTGGCTGGGCTGGCGTGGGCCTACGGACTCGGGCACCTGACAGGGTACGACAGCGCGGCAGACAACGCGCACGTACTGGGCGTATCGCGGCAGGCGATTGGGGAGGCGGTGAAGGCGGCGCGGAAGGCGATTGAGGGGGCTTAGGGGTTACCCCACCCCCTTAAGGGAGTCTCCTATGAGGGCTTTTCGTCGGGGTGAGATCAGGGACGCGTGCTCCTTTTTTGTGCAATCGGCAAAAAGTTGACACTTTATTGAAATCTGCGACGGTTTCTTGCATGAAAGACCGTCTAATTGCCGGAAATCAGACATTTCAGACAAATAAAAGGGGCAGCATTGCAACCGGCGTGCGAGTGGCGGCAAGGCAGCGAAATGCGGTGGATTCTTTTCGGAACGCGCGCGAGGCGATTGGCGACCTCAGTTCTGGCATGCACACGTTTGCTTTGACGCGCGGGCAGTGGAGCATGATTGACGGCATCCTTGCCACATTGGATCAAACCGGTCCTGCGCATGTTAGTGTCTGGACGTGGACTGTTGCTGAGTATGAGGTGCAATGCGTTGAGCGGCTAATGATGGACAAGCGGCTATTGAGCGCGCGCCTTGTTATTGACTTGAGCGGGCGCAGCACAAACAAGGGTCAGTTCAATGCTCTTTTGAACCGGTGGCAGGTTGCGTTTGGCGCTGACTCAATCCGGTACGTGGTTAATCATTCCAAGATTGCGCGCGTTTGGAACGACAAATGGCGTTGCTTGCTACGGGGTTCAATGAACCTCAATTTTAATCCGCGTTTTGAGAATTTTGATATTTCCGAGGGATGCGCAGGTTTTGATTTGGTGACCGGCGTGGAGGATGGGTTGCCGGTGTTGCCAAGGGATTGCTCGCATGAGCAGGCGAGAGAAGCCAGCCAGGTGGGATCTGCTTTTACGATGGAGCAGTTGTCAATTTTTAATCCGAAAAAGATATGGGCAAAGTAACTGCTGCACAGGTGCGAGAATTTTTGTTAGGCGACAACCCTGGCGCGCCGCTTGTGGATGTGTCGTTATTTGCGGACGCGTTGCTGAATTATTTTGAGGCAACTGCAAACCTTGCTGAAAACGGCGCAATTGTTGCCGACCCTCGAACTGGTGCGCCTTTTGAGAATCCGTATCTCAAAATACAGGAACGCGCTGGCGCAATCTTGCGCAAATTTACGCATTTAGAAACGGACAACACTTTGGCGCGTTGCCGAGAATTGCATGGACAAGCGTAAATTACTTACGAAGCAGTGCGCAAATATTGAGCGCAAGCTGAAAGCGGGAAAGGTGATTACTGCCAGGGAGCAGCGACAGCTTGAAGATTTTCAGAATGGCATTGTGTCAGTTACGCGCAAGCAAGCCGCCGAGTTTTTTGGTGTTTCTGAAGCTGCTGTAGGGCTTTGGGCAAAGAAGGGGTGTCCTTTTGCGTCTATTGAAGCGATTTCTGAATGGCGAGAAGAGCAGAAACAGGGCGGTGATTCTTTGGATTTAGTTCGCGCGCGTTTGCACAAAACGCTGGCTGAAACTGAACGGCTTGGAATTATTATACAACGCGAGCGGGGCGAACTTGTGCCGGTGGTGGAAATGCGCGAAACCGCGACGCGGGTGGTGTCAGTTTGGTGTTCCGAACTTGACGCACTGGTGGGGGACCTGCCGGGGCAGTTGGCTGGGCTTACCGAGGTGGAGATCCAGCCAAAGCTGCGAAGCCGAATTGAGCTATTGAAGGCCAACGCAAGGGAAGGCTTTTCGTGCCTGTGAACCCAATTGCTGACGGCTCATGCATCGGCATCCGACTTGCCTACACAGGCGACCCGCTGGACTGGCTGGAGCAGTATGTCCGACTGCCGCACAGCTCCCGCTCGACTCATTTTGACCGGCACACCGCGCCATGGTGGAACGCGGTTTTTGCCGATTTTGCCGACCCTGCTTGTCGCCAGACCTTTGTTCAGGCGTGTACCGGCGCAGGCAAGAGCACGGCACTGGAGGCGCTGGTGTGCTGGGCAGTCGCGCAACAGCCGGGCCCAATGCTGTCAATTACACAGACCGACGCGACCTCCGCAGAATGGATGGAAACGCGGCTCAAGCCGGTGCTTAGTGCCTGTGAACCGCTCCGGGGGCTTATGCCGACAAACCGGCATCACGTCAAAAAAGACGGCATCTACTTTCCCCACATGCCGCTGATGCTTGGGGGCGCGAACACGTCCAACGCGCAGGAAAAGAGCGTGCAGGTTCTGTTTCTCGACGAGTGTTGGCAGTACAGCGACCTGATCACCCAGTTCAAAAAACGGTTACACGACCGATGGAACGGCTACGCGCTGCTGACCTCCCAGAGCTTTGAGGAACCGCACCAACTCAGCGAGGAATGGCGCTCTGGAGAGGAGTTTATCTGGTGTCACCGGTGCCCGGGGTGCAATGCCTGGGTGAAACCCGAGTGGGTAGACATCAAGTACGACGAGTGCAAAAACGCTAACGGCGAGTGGAACTGGGGCGAACTGGTGAAGAGCGTTCGCCATGAGTGCCCGCACTGTCAGCACGTCACACCTGACACGATGGCCGCACGGCGGGCGCTGACCCAGCGCAGCGAGTGGCGCAGTGAGGGAAACGACCACGTCGACGGCTACCACTCCCGGCGGGTGAGCGCGCAGTCGGTTTACTGGATCCGTTGGAGTGACCTCGTTATTCAGTGGTGCCAAGCCTCGGACGCGCGGCATCTTGGAGTGCTCCAGCCGACAAAGGACTTCAGAATGCAGCGGCTCGCGCTGCCGTGGAAACTCGAGGAGGAACTTCCCGCGCTTGAGTTGGAAGCTGCAGAGTATTTCCAGAACGAGTGGCAGGACGGGCGCGCGATGCCGGAGGAGTTTGCCAGAGTGATGACCGTGGATTGCCAGCAGGACCACTACTGGGGGATCGTCCGGGTGTGGCTCAAAAACGGGCACTCGCGACTACTCTGGGCGGGCAAAATCCTGACGGTGGACCAGCTCCGCGAGATTCAGGTCCGGCTGAAGGTGCCCGACAAGCGGTGCCTATTGGATGCCGGGAACTCGTTTCACGGGCGCGTTTACGACACGTGCGCAAAATACGGGTGGACCGCGCTCATCGGGCGCGCGGAGGATTTCTTCACGGTGCGCGGATCCGACGGAAAACCTATCCGCCGTTATTACAGCGCCCCGGATCGCGTGGTGGCGCCGACGACGCGGGACGCTGCGGGAAAGCGGGTGTTTGTGACGTTCTTTTACTGGGCGTCCGATCCCGTGAAAGACATTCTCGCAAATTTGAGAAACACGGGATCGCCGGTGTGGGAGTTTCCGCAGGACGCACCGCCGGAGTACGTGCGGCACCTCAACAGCGAGCGCAAACGGGCAACGGTGGACAAGCGCACAAAGAAAACCCGCCTCCGTTGGACGGCGACAGGGCGCCCGAACCATATGTGGGACGCGGAAGCGATGAATGTCCTGGCGGCGCAGATCCTGGGCGCGTTACCTGACATGGTGTCCACCGCGCCGGAGGTTGACGAACCGCCAGCGACAGAGTAGGGTGCAGGCTCAACCCTAAACCGACGGTGTGCGACTGGCGGTTACGGAAGGCGACCCCGGCTGCCGTGTGGCATGTCCGGGGTTTTTCTTGTCCTGACCCCGTTGTTTAGATGGCTCCCGATCAACGGTTACTCCTGCAGGTGTTTTTGACGCGCGACGTGGCCGAACTGCGGGCGATCATTGCAAGCAAGTTCGACCTGGTGACCGCGGGCAAGTCCACGCTTGTTTCCAGTTCGATCGACGGCGCCGCTTTCCAGTTTAATGTGGGCGGCACGTTAAGTCCGCTGGACGTCATCATGCTGGCGCAGCAGGCGCTTAATTACAAAGCCGTGGGCATCAATGGTCCGGTGCGCAGGACGCAGGCGTATTTCATATGAGCCTTTTTGACCGCATCAAGAATTTCATGGGGGTGGGCACGCCAAAGGTGGGCGCCAATTACGCAGCCTACCGCAGGCAACGCCTAGTAGAAGGCGGCGTCTGGGGCGAACCCTACTGGCGCAACCACACCCAGAGCATCTCCCGCGAACTGACCGTCGGCGAGTGGCGCACGGTCAACAGTGCGGCGCGCAAGCTCTACTGGAACACAGGCGTCGTAAATGCCGCCATCGACCAGAAATCCATGCTCACCGTGGGGATGGCGATGCGACCGATTTTCACCGGCGCTGACCGCGAGTGGGGCAAGCAGGCCGAGGCGGTGCTGCTCGACTGGATGCAGATTGCCTACCTCGACGGCAAATCATGGTGGGAAGGGCTGCGGCTCGAGTCCGTCGCCATCGACCGGGAGGGCGACCTGCTCACGATCCTGACCACGACCGCCAACGGCTACCCGCAACTCCAGCAGGTGCCGTGGCACCAAATCGGATCGCGCGGCGACGACGGCGTCTTGACTGATGGCCGGTATCGGGGGCTCAAGATTTACAACGGGGTGATCCTTTCCAAAACCAACAGGGCAGTGGCTTACCGCGTGCTAGGGGAGGCTCAGGATGGCAGCGAAGACCGCGACGTGCCGGTCCAGTCGGCAATGCTCACGATGGATCCGCGCGAAGTGGACCAGGTGCGCGGCATTAGTGCATTTGCGCCTGCGATCCGGGATTTGATTTCCCTCAAGGATCTTGGCGACGACATCCAAGCGGCGTCCCGGATGGCTGCGAAAATTGGGCTGCTCGTGACCAACCAACAGGGGATGGCCGACGCTAGCGACGCCTACAACGCACTGACGGACGTCACGCCGCCCGGCTGCGGCTCGCAACTGCGACTCACACCAATGGCGGGCGGGCGCATTGAGTACCTGACCGCTAACGCTGGCGAGTCTATCACCCAACTGGACGCCAAGATCCCAACGGAAGCTCAGGACCGCCTACAGGAGCGACTCATCCGCAACGCGCTGCTGGCCGCTCAATGGCCGCCGGAGTTCGGGTGGGACATGAGCCGACTGGGGGGCGCAAGTGCCCGGATCATTCTTGAGCAAGTCAACCGCGTGACATCCGAGCGACACGCCTACCTGTCGGCATTTTGCAAGCGCCGGTGCGCCTTTGCCGTGGCTCGCTTCGTGGAGTTGGGCATCCTCCCGCCCTACACTGGACCCGACGCTAACCGCGGTGGCGCCTACCAGTTCCGTTTTACCGAACCCGCGAGACTCACCGCGGATTCCGGCTACGCCAACCGCGACGCCATTGACGCCTACCGCGCCGGGATGCGCAGCATGACGGACATCCTCGCCAGCGGATCCAAAACGCTCGAGGAGCACCTTGACGAAGTGGAACGCGAGGAACTCGAGATCAAAAAACGCGTGGACCGCTCGGGCCTGACTCGCGACGTGTTCGGCTTGCTCACACCTAACGGCAACCCTGCCACAACCGCACCGACCGAATGAAATTTCAACGCGTCATCGAACAGGTTTTCTACCGCCCTTGGCTCATCACTCCCGGCGGGTACGCTGCCGTCCGCAAGCTGGTGGAGGGCCGCGTGCTGCGTGCCAACGGCGAGGGCTACGAGATGCTGGACGGCATGACATCCAAGCGCGAGGAGATGGAGATCGACGGGCAGGGCATCGCGCACATCTCTATCGAAGGCACGCTGGCCAAGGGTATCTCGCCAATCGAAGCGTGCTGCGGCGCGTGGGACTACGAGTGGATCACCGAAGACATTGAGGACGCCATCGAAGCCAACGTGCGCGGGATCATGCTCGAGATCAACTCGCCCGGGGGCAACTGCACCGGTTGCTCTGAGGTGGTGGACATGATCCAAGGGCTCACGGTTCCAATTGTGGCTTACTCCGACGACACCGCCTGCTCGGCTGCGTACAACATCGCCGTGAGTTGCGACAAGGTCATCGGTTCTGTGGGCAGCACCTGGGGCAGCATCGGGACAATTATTCCCTGGCTCGACCAGTCGGCAGCATACGAAGCCGAGGGCTTGCGGTGGGATCCGATCACGTCGGGGCCACTGAAGGGCGCTGGGATGGGGCCGTCACTCACACCGGCGCAGCGCGCGAGCCTGCAGCAGCTGGTCGACGATAGCTTCGCGCAGTTCCGCGACAACGTCCTCCGCAACCGGCGCGTGGCCGACGAATACATGACCGGCGCCGCTTATCTCGCGCCGCGGGCGAGGATGGGCAATCTCATCGACGCAGTGGGGACGGAAGAGCTTGCATACGCTCAGCTTTTGAGTATGGTGGGCGCGTAGTTGTTCATTTGGTTTGTTGTTTCCACCCCGCCGGGCTGTCTCTCCCGGCGGGGTTTTTCTTGTCCGAACGCTCAGGGGTATATGGAGTCTACTCCGGCAACCCTTACCGACGCGCTGGCAGCGTTGTCCGCCGCACAGGCTGACCTCTCGGCGCTTAACGCACTTACCGCCGAGCACTCGGCGCTGGTGGCTCAATTTGACGCACTCAAGGCCCGCAGCGCGGAATTGTCCGCCGCCCTTGAGCTTGCCAACGCAAACAACCGCGACCTCGCCGCCGCTCTCGACGCCGTAAAGGCTGCCGAGGCTGACGCATCTGCGAAGGCAAACGCAATCGTCGCCAGTCTAGGCGTGCAGCCCGTGGCAATTCAGCCGGAAGCGGCGACCGCGCCTAAGTCGAAAGACGAATTGTGGGCGCACTACCAGACTTTGGGCTTCGTCGAGCGCAATGCGTTCTACGCGGCGAACAAAGACAGAATGAAGCTCAACTCCTAACCTCTACTGACTCAATCATATGGCACTCAACGGTGTTTTTCTTGCTCAGATCGCGCAGCAATCGCTGCCGTTCCTCACCAACGCTTTCGCTCCCCTGCGTGGCGTTACCACTGACTTTTCTACGGACGTTGCGTCCGCTGGGCAGTCTGTGACGACTCGGTTTGCTACGGTTCCTTCCGTGGTGGACATCGCCAGCGTCGGTTACACTCCCGCCGACGGCGACACAACCGCTCGCACCATCACGCTGGATCAGCACCAGGGCGTGACGCTTGGGTTCACCGACATCGACGTTCTCCAGTCGTCCATCAACTTTGAACGCCTTTTCCTCGCGCCTATGGTGCAGGCTCTGGGCGCCAAGGTGTTCGGCGATCTCTGGAATTTGGTGACCGCTGCGAACTTTGCGCAGACTCCGCTTTCCTCGAGCGCAGCCAATTTTGACCGATCTGACGTCATCGACCTGGCGCAGCAGCTGACCAGCTCCGCTAAAGCTCCGAAGTTTGGCCGCGCAATGATCCTCAACCCTGCCTATTACGGCGCGGTTTTGAAGACCTTCATCAGCGCTGAAATCCCGACCATCACGGAGTTCAAGGCCAACAACACGGTGCCCCGCGTGTCCGGTTTTGAAGTTTACGAGTCCGACCTCTGCGACGTTAATGGCGAAGCGCTGGCCGGGTTTGCGATGCACTCCAGCGCGCTCATCATGGCCGCCCGCCGTGTTAACCCGGAAGCGGCGTTGCAAGATTCGATTGAGATCGCCGAAGTGGTGGTGCCCGAGCTTGGGCTGCCGGTGACCTTCCGCCGTTACTACGACCGCGCGCTGGGCAAAACCTGCATCAACGTGTCGATCATCTACGGCGTTGCCAAGGGCACCAACATGGGCGTCCGCATCGTCACTCCCTAACGACTGACCCTCCAAAGAGCCGGGGCTCCCTACACCGGGGGGCTCCGGCTTTTCACCGAATATCCCAAAATGAAAATCTCTCTCGTCCTTGAGGACGTTGGCGCAGGCCCGCAAATTATTTTTTCCACCGGTTCGCCCGACGAGGCGCGCCGTTTTTACAAGGCGCACAACGGAGCAGGTCGGATCTACCTAATTTGCAACCCGACCCCCGAAGGAGTGAAGCTCAACAAGCTGCCGGTGGAGTTGCCGAAGCCTGTGTCCCGGCGCAAGGCTGAACCGGCGCTGATTTAACATGAGCGAGTTTCTCGCCATCACTGCCCACGCAATGGCCGACGCAATCGGGTATATGCAGGCCGACACGGTCGTCTACCAAGGCGCGACCGTGTTTGGAGTCGCGAGCGAAAAGGAATCGCAGACGCTGGCCATCGGTGGCTTTGAGTCGCACTTTACAGGCGCGGTCCGACTTGAAAAAGCCGGGTTCCCGACGCCGGTGAAGGGCACGAAGCTGACGCTCAACGGCAGGGAGCTGCGCATCGGTGATATTGCCGAGGATCCTATTTCGTGGACGTTGTACCTGGAGGATCCGAGCCGATGATCGACCTTCTCACATGCGAAGTAATCCGCGACGAGATTGCGCCCGACTTCACCGGCACCTACATCGGGCTTCCGCACGACGGGGAGTCGATCACAATGCCGTGCATCCTGCTCGACCTGCGCGGGGATGCGCTGGTGGGTGGACCGCTGCAACGTGGTGCGTTGACTGTGGCAGTAATGAGCCAGGCTGACGACTCCACAGTCGCGGAGCATATCGTGCTTGTTCAGGACGTGACAGACGCAATTAAGGGCGTAACCGGCAGCGGTTCCGCGGTGCAGGTTTACGGCGTGGTCGCGACCTCATCGGAGGCGCAAAACACGGAGCGGCATTGGATCACGAATTTGCAGTTCACCTTGGGCTACGGCCCACAACCTTAAATCCCATGGCTACATTTGGCGTCACCTCAACATTTGGACTGACCGCGCCGACCGGCAGCTTTCTGCAAAGCTCCGAACGCACGCAGGAAGTCGAAACCGCAACCATCAAAGGCGCAACGGGGCGCGTGGTGCTCGCACAGGCAAAGCCGCGCAGCAAAACCACGGTGACCATTCGCACCAAAGGGATTGCCACGCTGTCCACCGTTTCCGTTGGTGGCTTTTCGGCGCTGACCGTTACGTCCACCAAATACAGCGAAACCAACGACGACTTTCCGACATCGGAAATAACCGGAACCCTTTTCGAATAAACCGCCATGGCAACTTTCGGCATCACCAAAATCACCGGCACGCTTATTGAGTCCGTGGACACTACGCTCACGGGCGAAACCAAGGAATTGATCAACGCTGACGGCACGCATTCCGAGGCTACAATCGTGGACAGTCAGTTTTCCTTTTCGGTTAAAGGCAAGGGCGACTTGCCTGCAATCACACTCGGTGGCGCAGCTGGCGAGCCTGACGGCGTCACCGGCAAAGTGATCATCACGAAAATCACCGAGACGCAGACCAACGAAGACTGGCAGGGCTTCTCTTACGACGGCGTCGCCTACACCGCCGCAAGTTAAAGCGCAACAGCGCATCCGATTATGTCACATCTAAAACCCGGAACGCGAATCGACTTTATTCGCGACAACCTGCCGCCGCTTAAGTCACCCAACACCGACTTGATCGGTGCGTGGCTTGCGGTGGGCGGGCAACTGCTAGACGAGGAGAACTTTCACGACACGGTCGAAGAAACATCCGACGGCGTGAAGCGCCAAGTCGTTTGGAGTATCAAAGGCGACGTGCGCGCTCGCATTGGCGATGAGGACGTCTCGTTTGACGAGTTCCGGCGCCGCTGGTTGTCAGACGAGTGGCGAGCCGCCAACCCGCTGCACTGGATCACGATTCAGCGGGCGCAACGGGACTACACGGTGCAACTCAAGACCTGGCTGCAAACGCAGAAACCGTGCGCGCTAATCCGCAAGGGCAACCGGCAAGTCGTCATTCATCCTGACCTACCGGAGGAAAAGAAAGCCAAACTGCTCGCCGCGTTATGAGTTTTCTATCTGGTCCGATTGAGATTGAGGGCATCAAATTGCGTCCGTTTTCGCTACGGTCGCGGCTCAACTGCATGGCTTTGGGGCTCACGTTGTTCACGGACACCGAGGGCGCGGAACTGACGCCGCTGCAGATTGAGGAGCAGATTCTGGCGCTGGCGTGGGAGCGGTCGCAGCCGGTGCAGACCGTGCGCAAGGCCATCGACGCGGGCACGGCGTGGGACGCAATCCATGATTTTGCCGATTCGTTGCCGCTGGCCGCGTTGCCGCAGTTGGTGGCAGAGATCAACCGCGTCGCTTCCGAAATCAAGGCGCAGGCGGTGGAGGTGGTGCCACGTCCCGGATCCGAGGACAAGGACGCGCCGGGAAACTAGTGGGGCCAACATGGGAAGCCGGACTCATTCTCACGTTGGCCGACAAGACCGGGTGGACGGAGGACGCCATTCTGGACCTGCCGATGACTCGAGCGCTGGCGTATTATCACGCGGCGCTCTGGGCGGCCGGTGCGTGGACAGTGCGCCAAGGGCCGGCACCAACGGAGCAGCTTTCTCGCCTCATGGCGTTGTGCTCGAATGATCTCGCTCAAACTGAATGAAGCACAAGCCGAATGGGGAGCGGCAACACTGGCGCGCATCGTCGAAGGCGTTGCGACCGGCGGGCTCGCGCTGCCCGAACTCATGGCCGTGTCGTTTGCCGAGTATTTGATGACAGTGCAGGGCATCACACCGCCAGCAAAAGGCGCTAGGGTGATCGGCGCGGTGGACTTGAGCCGAGGCAAAGCAGCAATAAACGTGGACCTCGGGCGCGCGTTTGTAGTGGCGTCCAAAGGCATCGCTGGCAGCGTGGGGCTTGGCAGAGCCGAGCGGTTTGTGAGCCGCAAAGCCGCGCGGCAGTTGGCGCGCGTCACGACAAGCGCACGGGCGCGACTACTTGGGCGCGCTGCGGTGGCGAAGGCAAAAAAGGAGATCCTGAGCGCAGCCGACAACGATCCGTTGTCCTGGTACGAGCGCCAACGCCGCAATGGGCGTTTCACTGGCCGCGTGAAAATGGAAATCGACACGACTGGGCTGGAAAACATCCGGCGATCCCTACACGCGCGCGTTGGCTACCTTGCCAGCGGCTGGAACGCAGCAGCGGCGCGGTTTAAGGTGCCGACCCCCAGCTGGGTGTCTAACAAGGGTGGGCGCGGCAGCGTGGCCGTCACGCGGTCGTCGTCAAAACTGGACATCCGCGCCGCCAACCAGGTCACCTACGCAAACGACATTGCTGGGATGCAGCGTCGAATCAACGCTGCGGGCGAGATCGTGGCGAAGCGCATGGAGCGCAAAGCGGCAGCCAAGGCCGAAAAGGCGATGCAGCAACAAATTGACACATGAGCGCAACCGCACAACTAGCACTTGACGTTCGAGGATTTCTGGCCGGAGTGGACCTTGCCAAGCAGGGGCTCACATCGCTTCGCGGAGAGGCTGGCAAGGTTGACGAGGGCAACGGCATGGCGCGGCTACAGGTGGCCGCCGTGGCGTTGGCTGCGTCCGTGGCCGCGTTGGGTGCAGCAATTTACAAGGGCACCGTGGGCGCGGTTGAAATGGGCGCGCGGCTTGTGGACGTCAGTTACAAATCTGGACTGGCCGTTCAGCAGATTATGACCCTCGAGCGCAGCCTCGAGGAAGTGGGTGGAAAAGCTGAAGACGCCGCACCGGCGACCGACCGCTTTAATCAGTCGCTGCAACAGGCCGCCAACAACGCGGG